CCGTATCTTTGAGCATATTTAAGTACATTTCCGATACAAAAACCAGTACCGTGTCCTCCGTCCATGATGAATTCTGTTGCTTGAAATTTATCTTTTGAATAGTGCTCACCGTATGTTGCATCTATATATGCTTTAAACTCTTTTAGTAAAGCATCTTCGTTATACTTATATTCAATGCTTTTAGGTTTATTATTAGTATATAAGGCGCTTACAATCGAACTAAATTCTTTACTTGGCTTTCTGTATTTTGATTGAGAATATGTGACAGGAATCTTAACGTCAAGATAGTTATATATTTTTTCTTCTTCAGGAGACGAGTTAACTAAAACTCGTTCTTTATAATTACCTGATTCTCGCGCATATACAGTTTTACCTTTATCAGGTGACTCATAAATGTATGTTCTATCATGTGCTAAATCTTCGTTCATTTGTTCTTCTTCACGGATACGACGCTTCATATACTCTTCATGTCTTTCTCTCATTGAATCCTCTTTTTAATAGCTTCTAAAAGTTGGCTTAAATTTTCTTTTTTATTTAAGTTAGTGCCTTCAACCTGAATCTCTAAAATATCTTCAAGCTCTCGCAACATAACTTTGACTGTTTGGGATTTATCTTCTTCAGCAATTTCAGGTTTTTCATAAATTTTTAACTGAACCAATTTACTTATAACACTTCTATAACCTTTTGAGAAGTGTTTTGCTAATTCGTGAACGTCTTTTTGTCCTTCTTCGGTATATAAACGTATCAGTTCAACTTCTTGGTCATCACTCCAAGCTTTAATACTCATCTTCATTCTCCAAATCTAATTCTAATTGAGTGTTCCATACATATCTTTTAGCTACTAACTCACTAGCTTCTTCAAGTAGTGGTATCAAAGAGCTTGCTTCGTCTGCTGGTATAGAAAATCCCGTTTTAGTAGGAAACCACTGTCCTGTATCACCATCCATAGTATATTCCCTTATATGGAGGTACAGTTTTTCTCTAAACTCGTTTATAGTTACTTTTACAGCATTACCATTAGGTTTATGAAAAGCAGTTCCAAAATCAATATTCATATTTTGATTGTTTTTTCTTCATTAATAAATTGTTTCATCCAGTCTGTAACTGGATATGCCTTAAATATTTGAACAAAACAGTATCTAGTTTTATCTTTTGATTTATTTATCATACCATGTGCTATTTTGTCAGGATCAAAAATTATACTTTCACCCTTTTTTAACGAGTATGATTCTATATCATTATCTTCCGAAAATTGATAAATAAAATCTTCATCTTCTGTTAAAGCCGTTAACATTCGTAATCTATAATGATCAGGTTCTTTTGCCTCTACATTATTATCATCTGTATGCATTGGAATAGTTTGTCCTGGTAATTGTCTATGTATTCTAATTCTCGTTGTTTCAATTTTAAAAAAATCTGTAAGCTTTTTAACTTCATTAATTTTTTCATATAAAGCTGTAAGTTTAAAATTAGTAGGCTCTTCTAAGGGTTGTGTACGATAAAAATCAAAAACCTTACCTGACTCACTCTTGACAGCTATAGCACTCACATGACCTGCTAGATCAATGTCAGTATGTTCTTTAAACTTCAATTTATCAATCCAGCTGTTATCGAAATCTAATTTAGTCTTTGGACGAATAATCATCAGAACTTAATATACCAAACTTTTTTTTGCCTTTTTTAACTTCTTTTTCGGGGTTTTGAGTAGAGGACTTCCATTGAGCCACTAATTTATCAGCACCTCCTTGGTCATAACCATTTACTTTTGCAAATGACCTTACTTCTTCTTCTGTTTTAAACAATTTGAGTCTGTCTGTATTCATTTAAATACTCCTTTATAGTTCCGCCCTCAACAGGACGATCAAGATAATCTTTTCCTAATATGTATATATCAGGATTATTTAAATTTATTTGATCTAACCATTTATTATAACAATCTGTTACCCCTTGTAAACCTCTTAGATATTGGGCATTTACTGTGTGAAACGCATTACTCCACCATATTACAGAAGTATGATCAGGGGTTACGAGTGAGGTGATCTTTTCGGGACTCTCACAGATATCAACGTGAACATATGAATGTTTTAATTTTTTGTACCGATCCCAATGATTTTTGATGTCTTGTTCTGTACCCCACCACTTAATTTCTCTTTCCCAAAGTCCTTGTCTAGTATTGGTTTCTGTTTCTACACCTTTTGTTTCATTGATTCTATATTTTTTCTCTGCCCAATCCAAGAATCCAGGATAATCTTCTCCGTCCCAGTGTGTTATTAACAACTTCTTGAATGCTAGAGCTTGTTTACTATAGTCAAAAAATACTACTTCTGCGTCATCTTCAAAATCATAAGTATTAAGAATCATATTTGGTTTAAAACTAGCGGCAACCGAATATAGTTTATTTAGAGGCTTATCAATTTTCACATATTTTAAGTCTTTATAATTCTCTGTATTCCAAAAGAAAACACAGGTTGGAGCATATTCAACAATGTTAATTATCCAATTAAGTTGTGCAGATAGCTCTTCTGCACTAGAATTTGGATAAAGATACTGCTTAGACTCTCTAATTTTTGGATGAAAATTGTAGACTATTAAACCTTTTTCTAGACTTGTATTGATAAAGTTCCAGCCATCCACAAGCGGAGTGCAGACAGTAGATTCTTCTGTTGGCATAAGGGATAAAGGCGTATAATCATCATGTATGTCTTTTGCATGTCTTTTAGCTTTTGCTACTACCTCAGATTTAGAAGATTTTTTATCACCAAAAACAGGACGATCAAATTTTTTATAATAATCTAAATTAACTAACATACATTGTTTGTGTAACCCATAATAACCCTCTTTACCGTCCGGGTTATTTATGTTTTTTGAGTTTTTATCCATGATGTGACCAGTGATAAAAAAGTTTTGTTTTTCAATCCATTTTTCAATGTGTCTAAAAAAGAAAGCATCTTTAATTATATGACCAACAGACTGTACAATACAGTAATCTACATCATGCTCACATGCTTTGTCTAATACTTCATTTACAGATTTACCTACAACGACAGGTCCAAAATATTTAAATCTTGTGAAAAATTCTGTTATTTCTTTGAACTTATCTGCTCTTGATAAATGATTAAAAAATTTTGAGTCGTCATATATTCCGACTACATAATTTTTATTTAATCCCATTTTTCTCATAACTACGCACTACTAAGTCTTCAAGTTCTTTTGCCTTAACTCCATGTACTATGATATGGAATCTATCTTCATCACTGTTATTATAAACTGCATGTACATTCCCAACATCTAGAAAAATGGCTTTACCACTAGTAAACGGCACATATCCTTTATGTCCCTTCATTTTAAACTTACAATTTTTAGGGTTGTTGAGAGCGATATTTATTGCAGAAAGTCTATTAGTGTCTTGATCTGCATGGGGAGTTATATAACCTCCAGCCTCTAACAACATAAATCTAAGTCTGTGGTTTCTTTTATATGGAAAAACATTTTTAAAAAAGTTATATGTGACAGGACATCTATCAATAATATGAGTCCATTGATATGGAGTTTCCTCATGACTAGTATAACCATATTGATCATAATGATTAGTTTTATATGCATCAATACCATGAATACAAAGGCTGTTCCAACCTTTATGACGATATCCCCCGTGATAGTCTTCATCTCTATGAGGAACAAACTCATCTTTTAGTGCCATAGCTTCGGCATACATTTCTTCATGTGGCATTTCAATGTCAAGTTCTAACCATGGTAGTCCACTTTTATTAACTATCCAATTAAAGTCTTTCATGAGTACATATCCAACAAGTCTTCATCAAAAGCAAAACTTGTCCCACAACCGCACGAAGCGCGTGCTCCTGGGTTTTCTACTGATAATTGTTTATTGATACCGTTCGTAACTAAGTCTATAGTGCTTCCGTATAAAAATTTAATACTTTCAGAATCAACTACACACGGAGGATCGTCACAGAACTTAATGTCTCCATCTTCCCACTCTTCACACACGTCAAATATATAGTTAAAGCCACTACATCCACCACCAGATACTCCAAACCTAAACATCTGTCCTGGTTCTAAGTTAGTTAATATGTATATTTTGGCTTTAGCGGTTAGACCAGGCAGTTCTCCATGATACTCTTCATCAATAATAGGAGCATGCCCATGAAAATCGGCTAAAACCTTATCTTCAAGCGTAGGCTCGCGCATTTGATGTCTATCTAAAACTTGTTGAGCAAGACGAGCTATTTCTACTTTATCTGCTTGCTCTTCAAGTTCTGCAAAGAACTGATCAATTTCTGTATCTGTTAACTTTTGGTCTTGTGCCGACATTATTAATTACCTCCGCATATCTATCTGCGACCGTGCTCCACGTATTCGGAAGCTCTGAATTTTTTACTGCGTTTTCAAATTTACTTTTATCATGTGTATGATACACATATCTTAACACATCAAATACACTCTGCGCAACTGGTTCATTAGCAAATGTATGAGTGCTCATCTGGGTCATTGCGTCCCCAGGCTTCATCGCAAATATATTACCATCTGTAATGTTAATAGCAGTTTGATTTGTTTTA